TCCAAGAACTAGGGCTGCAAACACACCTGGCGAAACGCATCATCAACGGAAAGCCGGATCAACGTGTGCGCCGCCATGTGACGGATTGGGAGATTGTCAATGAGTGACCTCCGCACCCGTATCGCCGGCGTCATCGCCGCGCATGGGTTCGCCGGATATGACCCAGAGGACAGCTACACAAACGCGAATTGGCCTTGCTCATGCGATTGGGTTGGACGAACGGCACCCGAATATCAACAGCATGTGGCCGACGCGGTAATCGCAGCCCTCCAAATACAACCCGAATACGGACACCTAGACGAAACCGACAGCGGAATCATCGCAGACACCATCCCAGAACTAGGGGAACCATGCCCAGGCGAAACCCTCCGACACAGGTACATAACCCCGTGGAAGGACATCAATGAAACTGACTGAACTGATCCTCCAACTCCACACAATCATGCTGGAAAAAGGGAACCTCGACGTGATGCTGTGGGACGAACAAGGCTGGGTTGAACCCAACCCGAAATACGTTGAGTTCTCCAAACGGGTCGAACTCAACTGACATCTACACACCGACCGTAACGAGGTCTCGTCATGTACGATGTGTAGATGCGTGTACTAGGCCGTATCCGGCTGTCCCGTCTGACCGAAGAATCTACCTCCGCTGCACGTCAACGCGAAGTAATCCAACAGTGGGCTGACACCCACGGGCACGAACTGATCGGCTGGGCCGAAGACCTCGACATTTCCGGCTCAGTCGATCCGTTCGACACCCCATCGTTAGGGCCGTGGCTGCGGCCAGACCGGGAAGGGGAATGGGACACGCTGTGCGTGTCGAAACTCGACCGTCTAGGGCGCAACTCAATCAAGCTGAACAAACTGTTTGGGTGGGCTGTAGACCACGGCAAAACCGTGGTGTCCTGCTCTGAGGGGATAGACCTGGGGACACCGGTAGGCAGGCTGATCGCCAACGTGATCGCGTTCCTCGCGGAAGGGGAACTTGAGGCGATACGTGAACGCACCAAAGCGTCCCGGCGCAAACTGTTGGAGTCCGGTAGGTGGGCTGGTGGTAACCCGCAATTCGGGTACAAAGCGGTGCAGATGCCCGGTGGCGGGTGGCGGCTGGAACCAGACCCCGATCAGGTTGCCGTTTTGAAACAGATGATCGCAGACGTTATTGCCGGCACCCCGATTATAGGTGTCTCAGAAAAGTACGGTATGCCGCCGTCAACGCTGTGGCAGATACTTGAATCGAAACAGTTGCTGGGCCACGCCACATTCGAGAAGCAAACCGTCAGGGATTCACAAGGCAAACCGGTATTCAACGGCGAACCTTTATTGACACCTGTCGAATGGGATCGTCTGCAAGAGGCGTTAGTGGCACGCAGGCAAGGCCCGAAACGGTCGAAGAATACTTCCCCCATGCTTGGGGTTGTTAAATGCTATGACTGTAACCAAAACCTGTTACATAAAATCTATCGCCGTGACTACGGTAAGAAACTGTACCGGTATTACCACTGCCGGGTGAAAGGGCATTGCGCCCAGGTCGATGCCGAACAAGTCGAAGGATATCTTGAAGAATCGTTTCTGGAAGCTGTCGGTGACGCGCCGGTACTCGAACGGACATTCCTGCCCGCTGAGGATCACCACACTGAAATAGAGGACGCTAAACGTGCGGTGGGGGAGATAGCGGAACTGATGGCTGGTATGAAGTCGGACACTGTGAGAACCAGGCTTACGGAGCAGATGACAGCACTGGATATGCGTATTCAGGAGTTGGAGAAACTGCCGTATCGGGAGGCGGGCTGGGATTTCAAGGAAACCGGCTCAACCTTCAAAACGCAGTGGTCAATTTCAACTCAAGAGGAACGCCGCCAACTGCTGCTGAAATCTGGGATCGAATATCGGATCACCCGGATACCGGACACCCAGGTTATCAAAGCTGAGTTGTATATCCCTGAGGAGATGGTTGACCGGTTAAACGAAAAAAATCCCCCAGCCTAAACTGGGGGATTCTTCTCAGTCTTTCATCTTGCCGAATCTGCCGTGGCACAGACGGCACTCACCTTGCTCCACGTCTTCACGTTTACCGTCAGGGGTGTACAAGGCTAGCGGCATAACCTCGCGGCAGCCACACAGACGCAAACCCGCGTCCAACAAATCCTGCGGTGTGACAGCCATCAGACAGCCTTTAACACAGTCCACCCGGCCAAGGTGCCCTGCTGGTCATTGGAAATGGAGCCGTCCAAACCAGTCACATGCCAATACGGCACACCCTGATCGGACACCCGAACCGCGATATTACCGGTGCCAGGTTCCTCAAGGACGGTGCCCACAGGGTCACCGCCCTGGACACGCTGCACAGCCGCCAGGACAGCTTTAACCTGCTCCTCAGTCAAGTCCGCCACTTGTGCGGTCACCGCACGAACTAAACCGGCATCAGCCACAACACTCTCCTCTACTTACTGTCGAACATGACGAATTGGGCTACCTTGCCGGATTGCAGTGCGTTAGCGTTGGCGAACGCCAGCCCGGTGTACCGGTGGGTGGACCCGACAAACGAGATCCGGCTGCTGTCTATCGCCTCAAGGATTTGGGTGCCGCCCTCGAACAGTCGGAAGGTGTAAGGCGCGTCAGCAGCCCCGTTGACACCCTTCACGCCGCACTGCAACGTGTAGCTGGCGGCGGGGTTGAAGTTGAACGTCGGTGCAGCCTTCAGGATCGTTTCAGTACCCCGGATGTACACACCGATTTCCGCTGTCTTAGCACCCAACTTCGCGAAAACAAATGTGGCAGTTGTGTCGGTGCTACCCATTTGGGCGACACGGCCCATGATGTAGTTGTAGGCGGTAGCGTTGAACAAACCTGTTTGCGGTTTAGACGCAAACACCGCACCGACACGCTGATAGTCGGTGCCGGTGTCCTCCGCAACATACTTAGCCCACCCGGAGCGGGTGGCCAGCGGGAAACAGAACAACCACATCTTGCCGTCTTTGATGGAAATGGTTTCCGCTGCTAAACCTTTATGCCACGTCACCCATTTCGACCCAGGCCCACCATCCGGGTATTGCCCGAAGTTTTCTGTTTTGCTGATCCCATCAGCACCCCCGGCGAACAGTGCGGCCACATCGGAGTTCAGGGTGGCAATAGCCGTTTTGATCTGCTCCATCGTCGCGTAAACGTCGAAGAATTCCCAATCGCCTTCGTCGTCTGCCCACCCATTGACGATGTTGTTGATGATGTCTCTGATGAACTTCAGCGGATCGGGTTTGGTTTTCAGGGCACCCATGATGGAGGTGACCGCATTCATTTCGGAGCCGAAATCACCTCCCACCACCGGCTCGAACTGCCGCAAAGCATCCAACGGCAACCGCAACAGTTGACGCTCCACATGCTCCAACGGGTTATCCCAGCTTGGGGTGACACCCACCAGTTGGTTGAGCATCGTTTCGTTGACGTTCTGACCCCAGTCACCAGGCCCGACACCAACCCTATTCATCAGCGACCTCGGCCGGTAAGAACGCCGGCCCGTTACGAGGCTCCTGAACCAAACCAGCCTCAACGAACTGCTGCAACATCGCAGCCTGCTCATCAGCGGTCAGTTCAGACACATCCGGCAACCGGACCGGCTCAGGGGCCGGGGTGCCCTCAGAAACCCATCTGGCGGCGTTGTTGTAGGCGTTCTGCGGCCCACGGACAGCCGGTTCGAACTGCACCACCTGGCGGGGAAGCTGATCGACATGCACCATGCCGTTCTCGTCCGCGAGCGAAGCAATGTAGTCGCGGTGAACGAACCCGCAGTTAAACAAATGCTCCGACCATTGGGTGAGAAACATGGGGTGGGTTATCCCACCGACACCGGCAATCATAGGCAGGTTGCGTAGCGCCCACACGAAATGCTCTTTCGGGTTGGCGTAATTCGTCTGCTCTTGCGGCCTAATCATCTACAACAGTCCTAACGTGCTTCCGATACTGCCAAGTTTCTGAATCTCGGTCATGACGCGGGTCATAGGATCAGACGGTTTGCGATACCCCAAACTGATCTGCCAACCAGAAGGGCCGTCTTTATCCCAGGAGTATTTCGCTTTCTTCACACGCTCGACAAAGATCGTGTCCTCATCCGGATACCCTAAAACGGTGGTGCCGACACGGGAACCGATCCACATATGCCCGTAGCCATTCCTGCCGAACAAATACGGTGCCGCGTCACTAATCTCAAGGGTGTGCGCTGTATGGGCTTGCGTCTCAAACATCCGCTTTTTGATCGCCATAGCAGCACCAAGAGTGAAAGCCTTTTCAGCTTCACCCCAACCCTCGTAATAGTGGAAGTCTCCTAAACCGGATTTGATGTTCTCCAAACCAGCGATAGGCAAACTGATTCCCATAGCGCGGAATGTTGGTACCTGCATAAATGCCAACAGAACATCGCGGTAGAAAAGCTGGGCTATAGCGTCAAGCATACCGCCCAGTGAAGGCATTTCAACCGGGATAGCGCCGACAGGCGCACCAGAAGCAGCCTCTAGCGCACTGTTAATCAGCGACGAAATTATATCGCCGCCGATATTCACCCCGGCGCTAATAGCTTCATTAACACCCGGCATACTGGAACCGCCAGTCAAAAAGCTGGTATCGGTGGCCTCGAAATACTGAAACTCCGACGATTTAATTCCAGTGTATTTACCCTCTTGGAAAACCACCCACGGTGCCTGCGGCGAAGTGCCGAAAAACATCGGAGTGTAATACTCGCCGGGGAAAGTGGGGTCACCGGTAAAAACATCCACACCTTCTGTGAAACCATCAGAAGTTAATTGGACGATACCCCTCGTCAAACCGACCAGAATAGAACCACCGAAAGCGGTTTCCTTACCCCACTCGTTGTTGTCCTCGACATCCCACACCAGGCAGCCGTGCCGCAACGGGATAGCCGTATAAAGGTCTTGCAGCAGCTTTTGTTCACCCAGCAGATTCTCGAACGGGTGCGGGTCACGATCCGACAGATACCGCCGGCATGTGATGGTCAAACCGGTGTCGTCAAGGACTTGTTTCGCCATATCGTAAAACGATGCGAAACGGGAGAAAATAATGGTGACCGGGGTGTTGTCACCGATCAGCGGATACGGTTTAACGATGTTCCGCCAATTCCCCGGCCAGAAGCTTGGCCCCATCCACTCATTGATATCCAGCGGATCATCGGGCAGCGACCACAACGAACCCTCTAAACGAATACACAAATTGATGAATAGCGTGGTTAACAGGCAGAAACGGGCAGGCCCGAACATGACCCATAGCTTGGGAAATTGAAATTCGGGCCTTAACCAAGGATTTGCCCAAACGCGAATATGCTTTAATTCCTCGAAATCGTGCAAAAAAGTGATATCCAGGTAGCAGTCACCGGAATCCTCTTTAACCACCCGGTAGTCCGACATACGTCCAGACCAACGGACACCTTGCTTTTCGATAACGATATGGACATTACGTTTCTGACGGCCTTTATGGTTCATCACCCATTTAGCCAGGTAGTGATCCAAACCTAGCTGGATGCTGGCAGTGCCGGTTTCGTTTTCGATTTCCTCAAACTCACCTGACCGTTCACCGGCCACCACACCGCGCAGCTGGTAGTCCCCGTCGTACAGTTCGACGACGGGTTTCGACAGCCTCATCTTTTCCAGCCAAGCCCTGCGCTCCTGAACTCGCCGCCACAGGTTTTCGTGATCCGCGAGGCTGGACAAACCACCGGACGTGTCAGCGCGGTCTAAAACCGAACCCTCCACGCTTGTCCTCCCAATCCCAGTTGTAGCGATCCTCCGGGGTGACCGGAGTCACATCCCGTTCGAAGTTGTGTGCAGACCCGCCCTCAATGTGGCTGCCGCACTCGTCTTCCTCGTCTGAAACGAAAACCCCGTCCATCACATCGACTGTGAGGACGGGGATCCCGAATACCCTGACTACGATTCTCATTCCAAACCCCAAGGGCGTGACCAAGGGCGCGGCAAACGCAGCGCCACCATCTGACCGGGCTGACAACCCGACACCGTCACCTCGAACTTCCTGGCCCCGGTGTACGGGGGAACGTAATGTTTAAACCGGACACCGTTCATCCGGCCCCACAACTCCGAACCTGACTCCGACACAACCTGTTCCACACGCGGATCGGTGTCCACAAACGCGTTCTCCGCTGGTGCTGTGGCACCCTCCAACCGGACAGCGGTAGTCACCCGTGGTTTCCTACCGCCTGTCAACGCCACCTGGGTAGGTTCAAGTAGCGGAACCTGCTTACCGGACAGGTTGCCGACGAACGTCACCTGGAACGGCCACGAACCCTCAGTGACCGTGCGGACATCCACAGCAGGGGTCTTACCGCCCGTCAACCGGGAAGCATCCGCCTTCATCAACTCTGCGTTATAGCCAGACAGCGAACCACCGAACGTGATCGTGTACTTGCGGTAACCGGGAGTCAAAATCTTTGTGTTCACAGAGATACCTGCTCCACCGGACAGCCCGGAAGCGTCCGCAGTCAAACGGTTCACCGCCACGCCGGCAAGGTTGCCTTGGAACGCCACCTTCCACCACGGGCCACCACCAAACAAACCAGCCCCGGTGACGTTGATATCAAAGCTGCCGATACTGGACAGTTTCGACAGTTCGAACGCCACCGTCAGATTGGATGCGTTGTAGGGGATCGGGCCGGTGGTTTCACCGTCGAACGTCAACGTGAACGTGCCTTTGGTGGGTTCGCCGACGATGCGGATTTCCTGCACGCAGTCCTGCGACTCCTGCTCCACGGTGACACCGACCATCGACACCTGGGGGAGCGCCGCCAACGCGGCATACACATTCAAACCGATAGCGTTGAACGGAATCCAGTCAGTCCAATTGTCCTCGAACGCAAGCCGGAACGAACCACCTGTAGCACCACCAGTCAACTCGACGGTCTGCTTTTCGTTGACGGCGGCGTTGCGGGTGACCTCAACATCCCCGGCAGCGATCTGCGCCAACGCCACCAACGAATCCTGAATCTGCTTAGCGGTAGCGTTATGCGGGATGTTGCCGGTGGTTTCCGAACCGAACTTCAACTTGAAACTGCCGCCAGTCGGCCGGCCATCAATCACCAACTGTTGGATCTCGTTGGTACGCAACCCACCAATCAAACCCGGCAACCGAAGCCTACGGTTCTTCTGATCGTCCTCCTGCCACGAATAATCAGGCAAAGTCCAGATCGTCGCCCGTGATTTCGGGGCACCCAGCCACGGCAACCACGGCACAAACGGCTCAGCCGGGGCGAACGTCGAACCAGGAACCGACCATTTAGGCCAAATGATCTGATCCGTAGGATTAACCACCGGAACATCAATCGTCAATGTTTCCTTGGGCAGTTCGTTCTGCGGCCAAGGCCACGGCAACTGCAACGAATTCGGATCGAAACTGGTGTCCGTTTTCGTTACAGCAGTGTGGATCTCATCCTCCCCATACCAGAACGGGTCATAAGCCACACAGGTCATAGACACACGGTTGATCGTGTACATGCGAGGATCAGTGGTTGTGTCCACCTGAGGCGACTCAAGCAGCCGAACCTTCAGGTAGCGTGTCCCGGACTCCGGGGTGGTGACGTAAAGCTTGCAGTCCTGCTCGAAACTCCAAGCCTTACGCCACTCCGAATCCCTCGACAACCAAGACACATTCTTAGATGGATCATCAACAATCTCCACCGCGAACACCATGTCCCGCCGCAACACCCGGTGATTCAAATACCGTGAGCCGGGATAGTTGCCAGGTTCCTCCGACACCACCTTCACAGGCGGGTCATAGAACTCCTGCAACCCGGTACCCAGAAACACACCTTTATCCCCGGCGTTAGGGCCGGCGATAGTGAACCGTTCCCCGTTGACACCTTCCAGCACAACCACGGTGTCTGGTTTCACGATTTATCTCCCTAGAGTTGCTTGTGCTGTCCGGTTCTGCAAAACCCTTTGACCGGACAGCGCATCGTCCATGTTGGCGACATTGAAAATGAAGTTCGTTCCGAAATCCATTCCCTGCTGTAGCAGCGACGGGATAGCACCCTGGCCGCTCCAACCCAGATCGGTCATGAACTGGTTGGCGTTCGCGGTAGCGAAGTTCACCGGCATCTGTTGCAGGCTCTTGATCTGATCCTGGTAGCCCTGCGTCGTCTGGTTGACGGCACCGCCGTACTTCAGCTGGTAGTTCAGTTGGTCTTTCTGCAACCCCAACGCATTCTTCTGCGCCGCGATCTGATCCAACTGCGCCTTCAACGCATTCTTGTCGGCACCCGCATACTTCTGCTGCATCAACGTCTTACGCTGGATTTCCAGGTCAAGAAGCTGCTGGCTTAATGCGTCGATCTGCTCCTTGATGTCACCGCTCGAAAGCGGTGTCAGGGAGGTAGCCGCACCTTCCATTGATGTTTGGAAAGTCTGAGCCGAAGACGCTATGGAGGACATCTGGTTGCCGATACCGGCGATAGAAGAGCCGGTAGCACCAGCCACCCCGCCCGCTCCACCAAAGATGAAGTTGAAGTTCACACCCTCAGCGGTGCCGAAAACATCCTTCAACGCCTGCATCAACTCCTTCGCGGTGCTAACCACACCGCTAGTAGAGTCACGCAGCCCTTGAGCGAACCCGTCACCGATTGACTGACCTGAATAGGTGACCCAGCCTTTACCGGAGAACGGACCTTTCTCGGCGGGTGATGCGGGGAAGAATGCGCGGGCAGCGTTCATCAATGCGCTAGCCGACGAAATCACCAGATTTGTTGCTGATGCGATCCCCTTAGCGAACGATGCGCCGATAGCCGTACCGGCCTGCTCCGCAGCCCCAGCGAATGACAGCATCGTTGACACAATCTGCTGGCACACCGACGCAACCGTGCCGATAGCCGGTGACATAGCACCCTGGACGGTAGCCGGAACCGCACCGAACCACGCCTGCACAACAGCAGGCAGGGCAGCTAACCCGGCGTTCATGGCCTGCAACATCCCGACAGCCGCGTTAGCGGCGGCAGCAATCGCAGGGGCCAACGCACCCGCGACAGCACCGGGGACACCAGCCAAAGCCGCCCCGACTTGCTGCGGGGCACCCTGGAACGCCTGACCGATAGAGTTACTGATCTTCGAAGTTTGCGTGCCGATAGCGAGAACCATGAACGCGAACAGCCCGGTGATCGTATTACGCACACCGGCCATAGCCGCAATGAACGCGTTGTTGATCGCCGGCCCCATCGTGGAGAACGCCTGCCCAACCCTGTCACCGATAGTCGCCAACGGCATCAGAGCGGTGTCGATCAAACCTTGCAACTCCGGGCCAAGGTTCGCCATAGCGTTCTTAGCGCCCTGCACAGCAGCCGTGACCTGCTGGGTCAACTGCTGCGACACAGCGGTATCGACACCACCGGGTGTGAACGCCGAACGGAGAGCTTGCGCCTGATCCTCTTTGGATACGTTGATTGCCTGATTGATCTGTTGTTTGACAGCCTCACCGACCTGACTCATGTCAAAAAAGTCAGTGCCGATCTGCGCCCCGGCTTCTAAACCTTGCTGCAAACCGTTGTTCAGCGAAGCGGCAAGTTCAACCCCGGCCTGCTCGGCTTGTTTGGAAATGTCACCGCCCGAACCGCCAAGAATGTTGTCCCAGGAACCCAACAGGGGAACCCAGTCCGGGATGAAACCACCCTCACTGGAGGGCAACTTGTCCAACACAGACGAGATGCTGTCCACCACCGCAGCCACCGGCTTCAACGCGGTAGCAATCGTCTGGAAAGCACCCGACAAAGCAGGCAGGGTTTCCCGAACCAACGAGTCGATGCTATCCACAAATGACTTGATGGAATCACCAAAACCGTTGTTGGTGATGTCCGACAACCCTTGATTCCAGAAAGTCTGGAACAGCCCGGTCAGGCTTTCGATACCTTTACGGGTGTTCTCGACCAGCCGATCTAAACCGGTTTGCCCGTTGCCATCTAGATCGGTGGTGAACCGTTTCATGCTCTGGGAGAACTTCTCACCAATTTCGGTGAACCACCGGCCAAGGCCGGGGAACTTCTCGGAGATAGCTGCGACCAGACGCAAAATCCCGTTGGTGAACGCCTCCACGCCTGGGGCGGCGGCAGCCAACCCTGATCCGACGTTGGCAATGATGGACTTGATGTCAGACAGCCCTTGGCCCTTGGAGACCGCGTTCGTGAACCCGGTAGCCATTTTTGAAAGACCGTCAGCGACACCTGAGAACACGTTCTGAAACCCGGTGTCCGCGAACAACTGTTTGATGTTCGCGAACGCAGGCTCTAAACCTTTTTCGAAAGTGGCCGACACCTTCTCCCGGATCGCATCCAGTGATGCGCCGACAGAGCCGCCACCTTTCTTACCCGGCTTCTCATCTTTGAACAGTCCGGCTTTCTCAGCGGCTTTCTTAATGCCATCCAGACCTAGCATCACCGCACTGATCGGGGCGAGGATAGCCAGGAACGCTGGTGCCAACGAAATGACACCAACACCCAAAGCCAGCACAGGCGGCAGCAAGACCGCTATCGCAGCGATAACCGCCAGCAACGCACCTTTGAAGGACAGCAGCGACGGCACCGATAAAGCGAAGCTCACCCCCAAACCGGCTATACCCTTAGCGCCCCTAGCGGCTACACCGTTCAGGTCAGGCAGGATATCGTCGGCCTTCAACGAGCCGACTTCGGCCTGGAACTTAGCGTTACGGAACCGTGCGCGAATCCGTTCGATTGCGGAATCGACAGGTGCCAGATCGACACTCGGTGTGATCTTGGCGTTCCACTTTTCCTGCTCTAAACGCTGCCGTGTGCGATCCCACGCAATCTCAGCCAAAGAGGAATCCAACTCCGCTTTGACCTTCAGGGAATCGACCTCAGTCCACCAACCGTCCCCGGAGACAGCGGAGAAATCCGGGCGCAACGTCATCCGTTCAGCGGCTTCTTTCTGAAGCGCAGCCAACTCGGCGCGAGCCTTCTCAGTCTCCAAGTCTATCTTGACTTTTAGATTGTCGAAGTTCTGCAGGAACTTGAACTTCGCCTTCTCAGACAGTTCCGTGTTCTCGAAAGTCAGTTGCTCAGACTCAACCTGCGCCTTCAGTTTGTCCCAACTCCGCAGAAACCTCAGTTGGCCTTTCTCACTGATCGACGTGTTGTCAATCGTCAATTCCTTGGCGCGCTGCTCATCAAGGAAACCGTCGATCTGCTTATTCAACTTCAGGGACTGGCGTTCAGACAGGGCAGTGTTATCGAACGTCAACTCTTTAGCGCGCTGTTCCTCAAGGAACTTGTCGAACTGCCTGTTCAACCTCAACGTCAACCGGTCGGTCAGAGCGGTGTTGTCAAAGGTCAGTTCTTTTTCGCGCTGCTCTTCTAAGAACTTGTCGATCTGCTTGCCAGCCCGGAACAACTGCTTGTCACTCAGCGCAGTGGTATCTAACGTCAGTTCTTTAGCGGCCTGCTCATCAAGGAACTTATCGACCTGCTTACCGAACCTAAGTAAGGTTTTCTCGTCAACGGTCTTGAACTCAAGACGGTCTGGGATCGCCGCCTCATACTCCTTGACCTTGCGGATCAAAGAATCAATGTTCGCTCTCGCCGCCGCAGCTTCCTGCAAATCGAAAGGAATCTTCAACGCAATTTTATCGGCTAGCTCAGTCTCCGCTAACTGAATCTCGCGGCGAAGTTCCTCACCCTCAGCGGTGAGAGGTATTTTCACCTCCGCAGAAGCCATAGCCTTTTTCAGGTCAGCCAACAGCCTGCGCTGAAACCGGTCAACGTCGACCGCTTGGGCGTCGACATCAATCGTGGCGCTGCGATCCCTGGCAACGGTGCTGATAGCCGATTCGGCCTTCGCCAGCCCAGAGACAGTCGCCGTGATGGGGACCGACTTGTCCAACCCCGCCAGAGCGGCTTTCAGTTTAGTCCGAACCTTTTTAGCGAAACCCGTCAAATCAGGGGTAACCCGAACCGTTACCCGACCGATCTCATTACCACTGGCACCACCAGCCGGACCCGGCATTTCAATCCTCTTTCTGACCTGCGGCTAACTGCTGCGCCGCCATAAATGCAAACGAACCCGGACCAAACTTCTTGTGACTAACCGCACCCGGTGTCGGGAACGGCTCCGGTGGGCGAGGACGGGACTTCGAATGTGCAGCCACATACGTGTACTGCAACGCTCGCACAGCGTTGACGGTTGCGACTGACACATACCTGGACGTGCCCCAACCCCGGAACTCCTGACCGCCCCTACGTTCCGCGTTGAAACGGCAATCGTCAGGCAAACCCCTAATCAGCACAAGCAGATACAGCGGTGTCAGGCGTGCCTGCGGATCAAAAATGTTCCGCAGGTCAACCCTGTAATGTTCCATCAGATCAGCGGCCAGATGCTCGCCGTACTCGTCAATAAGCTGTGCGAGTCCTACGCTTCCCCCGCCTGGGTTCCCTCCATCCACGCGGAGAACACACGCAACGTCAACGCCAAATCCTCCTCAATGGCCTCGACCAGTTGACGGCCCAGCTTCTCGCTGTCAGCCACCAACGGCAGAATCTTGAGGGCAACCTCAGCGGACTTCTCGGTCTGAACCAGACCGCCACCCGTGTCCTCCGACTTGTTGATGTCACCTAGCTCGTCAAGGAGGGTGTACACCTTCTCCCGATCAGACTTCGGGATACGAAGAATGTTGCGGAGAGTGACGACTTTGCCTTCCGGCAGTTCGAACTGGCACGGGGCGAACTCACGTTCAATTTCCTCGCGCATCGAATCAAGAGTGAAAATGTTTGACACAGCGAACCTTTCAAGTTTATTGGCGGGTCGTAGGGCGGGCGGTGGGGGAGGGGGAAGCAGACGGCCCGCCAAGACCACTTCCCCCTCCCCGGTCTATCACGGGACGAACAGATCCTTGTTGATCCAGGAGAACTTCACTTCAGCGTTGTGCTTCAGGAAGGTCGCCTTGATCGGCAGGGCCGCGAACTCGTCCGTAGACATTTCCACCGCATCGTCGCGGCGGAAGCTGGCCTTGTGGGCGTGGAACCCAACCTTGTTGGCACCATCAACGATCAAGATGAACAGTGCCTTCTCAACCGGGACGGTGGTACCCCCGGCGACACCGAACACACCGGTCGTTGCCGCCAAAGCGTCCTTGCCGTAATACAGTTCCATCGACTGGGTGTCGAACTGGTGCAGTTTGAACGTCAGATAGTCCGCAATCGGGGAAGTTTCGACCTCGCGCAGCGACTCGTTCTGCCAAGTGCCACGAACCTCAAGATCGCCGCCGTCATAGCCGAACTCGGGGAGATCCCCTCTGCTGGTATGGCCCACGTTGACCCACGCAACCGGCAGAACGTTCTTTGTGTCGGCGGTAGTGGTGCGGGTGGTGGTCTTACCGTCCCCGGTGTCACCGGCATCAGGATCGACCACAACATCCTCAACCCCAGCCTCAAGCAGCAGCTTCGGCGTAGCCAGAGCAGCAAGCTCAGTCGGGGTCGGTGCAACAGTACCGACCGGGGCCGTGAAAATGAACCCGGTCGCAGCAGTCAACACTGCTTTATCATTAATTGGCATTTCTATTTACTCCTGGTTAGTTGAGTTAGGGGACGAACCCCAAGTGCTATAAGTCCCTGGACCCGCCAGGAGTCCATGTACAGTGACGAAAACTGGGTCATACCCATCGTTTCCTTGATGGAATGCAGGTAACCCGCTTCCATGATTTTCTGTTGAGCCACAGCGTCATACAGCACCTCAAGTGCGTCTATGTACAGTTGCTCTGTTTCCGGCAAACCGACTTCCGTGTATGCAGTCATTTCGATGGTGGCCTTGTCCAACTGCATCGGTTTGGTCATGTTTCTCACACCACCGACCCGCCTAATGTTTAGGATCGGGAACTTTCGATAGTCGATATCCGCACCCCACGATGTGACCGTCACATCAGGGAGAGCTTCACGAAGGATCGGAAGAACAACAGCTTGGACGCGGGACATCCTCGACACAAGCTCCTCCTTAGATCAGACCCGCCGCCCTGTGCAGGATGTAAAGCCCTTCAGGGGCTTTCGATGGTTTGTTTTTGAAGAACCCTGACGGCATGTGCCCGTACTCAATCGCCACAGGGTTAGATGGGGCGGGTGCCCACATGGACACAAACCAGTCACCGGGCCAGTCGAACGCCGGATCCACTGTGATTTCTGTCAGGTGGGACGGCTGCGGGTTGTTGACAACGTCCGGTCCCAGCTTCGAGTGCGGGGTAGTGGCGCGGGCTATATCCAGCAGCACTTCCGCTTTAGCCCCGACCTCTTTCGCTCCCCGCCTGACCGACCGTTTAACTTCCGGCAAGGTTCTCACAATGTCATTGCAGCGGAGGTAAATATCGACATCTGCCATTAGAACCTCTTGATCGTGTAGCCGACGTGGGCGGTGCGGCGGGAGTTGTTGTAGAAGAACGGATCACCGAACACAGCCCACCGCACCCCCCGCCACTCAACCTGCGCCTGGGCACCAAGGAGGGGTGCGCCACGGGGAAGGCGCATTGTGTACACCCGCTCCGTTTCGAACCCCTCATTGTCCTGCTCCGCACGCCTGGACGATGTGCCGGACTGCCCTTGTGGTTGCATCCTCGCCCGGATACGGAAACCACACTTCGCCGGCTGGGTGCGGATGTTCCCGTCGATATCTTCGATGACTTCTTCCGGGTAGACGGTGATCCAATCCGTACCTTTATCCAGCAGACTCACAGCAACCCCCTACTGAGATTGACTTGGACAAAGATGTTTTTGCGCCAAATCAATGAACTTCTGATCCTGCGCCGGATCGGTGGGCTGGCCCAGCCAACGCTGCGCCGCCCGAATACCCCTACCGATCAGATCGTCATTGACACCGTCCTGCGCCGACGAAGCGCACACCACATAACCGTTCCGAAGCAGTTCATCCTCTGGTGCTGTGAACCCGGCAGCGCGGGCCTCCTTGATGAACGAGGAGGCATCCGCAGCCGCAGGGGAAGCGAACAGCACAGAAGTAACCACTACTGCTGTAGGCAGTTTCAACATCAGAACACCGCGTAACTGATTTTCATAGTCACAGCGCCTTTGGTGGAGCAGTGACATGAACGGTGACATGAGCACTGGAGTAGGCGTTCGCTGGCTGCCCGCCGTGCAAGATGGCGTGTTCGTCGGTGGTGGTGTAGATGAGAACCCGCCGACCGCCGTTATCGTCAACCTCCCACAGCACCTGCGCGGGGCCGTTGGAGGTGTTGACGAACGTGCGCGAAGGGGTGGTGGGAACATGCACGAATCCGATCCAGCGGCGGTTGAACCCCGCAGCACCACCCACGTTTATCGAAGCTGCCCCGTTGTTGTCACCGCCCACATGATTGGAGGCAGTACGGTTGCTCATTGTCACCGAATTAGAGCGGAAAGCATACGTCGGATTACCGTCCTTGCCGGTCAAATCCGTTCCCGTTGTGCAGGTGATAACCACTTCCTGCGGTGTCTGCGAGGGGTCAGGGGTGATTGTCAGCCAGTAGGCCCGGATGGTTCCGCGAGTACGGTCAGCGGCCACGCTTGCGCTGTTGTACTCCGCAAAGAACGTGCAGTCCTTCCCGCCGTAAGTGACCTTCATCGTCCAAACACTGCCGCCGGGAACAATAGGCGGGATCATGTAGGACACGAACACCAGCAGGAAATTGTCGTCCGGGCCGGGGGTGTGCAAATAACTGACGTTCATCGTTTTCGATGCCGTGATGAGCGAAGCGCCCTCACCAACAACAGGTGTGGGGATTAGGACGTTATCGGGAACCGGAACCAGATGGGCGGGTAGCTCCGACTTCTTCACATAGTCCCGCAGGTCGGTTCTGGTGGCACACTCGGCGGCTGGCAGCACGCCCAGAGCGCGGGTCGGCACGGTGATCTGCGTCGGATCGCCAGTGCGATTACGGTTTCCGATCATCGGGACCATCTTGTTGCTTGCAGTCACGGTTTCACCCTCCCGTCGATTTCGATTCCAGTGGCTTCGATCAGCGCCATCACAACATCGTTAAGCAACCAGAACATCTCGGTGACGCTCTGCACCGTGGCATTAGGCCCGTTTATGGCATCCATCAAATCTTGGTAAGCCCTCTTTGTCAGATAATTGTTCAGGACGAACTCAATGACATCGTTGATTGCCTGCCGGGTATTGCCCAGATCGACCTCATGCTTATCGGCCAACGCATCAAGACCACTGGCAGCGGTTTCACCGACACGCACACCGACCGCCTCCGCGTAATTCTTCGCGGCAATCAGATTCTGGTCACAGGAACCCGAAACACCTGCGGCAAGTTGTTCCGTGTAATCCTTGAGCTGCAGCTTGGCCTGATTGATATCGGCGTCCACCTGAGTTTGATCCGCTTTAGCCCCAACAGCACTCTCAAGCGCGGCGATCCGCGCCAACAGCGTAGCCGTCGCCGCCGTAACCGCAGCCTCCATTGCAGCCTGGTCAACCGAACCAGGAGTCAACGCATCATCAACCGTCAACACCCGTCGGCCGTTCACCAGTAACGAGCCGTCAGGCAGATCCATGTTCAGCGACACAGGCTTATTCGGGCCGGAAATAT